TCTGCAAGTCTTTGCGCGAGCATAGGCACATCCCTCTTCGATGTCGGCCAATCGGCGTATCACTTATTTCGTGGCCTTCCTCAACCAAGACCCGCCAAATTGTGCGCGACTCAATGGATTCATCTGCCAATGCAGCCTCTAACGCTGCGCGGTCATCCTCGGTCATAAACGAAAGCAGCAACCCCACCGTGCAAGGTGGGCCTTTGCGCGCCGTCTTTGCCTGAGTGAACTTGGCCGCTAAAGCCATTACAGAATCCCTTTAGGGTGCGCCTTTACAAACGCACGGATTTCCCGTTCAGCCTTAGCGCTGTCCTTACGATTACGCCGGGCAATCCCGACAACTTGATGCCACCAGTCGAGATCCTGCTTCACATCAGGTTTGCGCGTAGTCCAATCACGGTGACGAATCACCCGCGACACAGGCAATGACTTCCACGTTGGCCGCATAGCGTTAAGCAACGCCGCTGTGAGCAACGCTGTGCTGACAACTTGCTCAATGTTGATTGCACCCACGCCCTTGCCGATGATCGCCGTGGTGCCCATTGATTCAATCTCAATGCCGTACAGGTAGCGGTTGCCCTGATCCTTGGGGATGGTCACGAAACGATTGAACTTGTACGCGCCACCCTTGCCGGCGTGGTAAGCGCCAACGCCGGAAACAACTTGCACCGTGCCGTCACGCTGCACAAGGAAGTGACAGGCGCGAACAGGGGCGTATGGGTTTGTGTTGACAATGTAGTTGAGCGAGTTTGTGCCGGCGGTGTGATGTAGCAACACGCCCTTAAAATCGCTGGTGCCGTTGTAGGGGTCAATGCTGGGAGAATCCCAACCCTTTACCAGTTTGTAGTTGACGTCATGCGCGCGAAGTTTTTGCAGCAATCTTGATGGTTTCACCTTCATCAGATTTCTTCACCTTCAAAAGTCATCTCCCATTCCTCACCGGGATCGGTGTTAGCAAAAGCCAAACCGCCAATGAACACGGCATTGACTAACCCAATGAGCGCTGGGGCAACTTCATCGCTAACCCAACCGATCACGACCAGCACAGGAATTGCCGCCGCGCTGACGCCGTACAAATACTTTCGCCACTTGGCCGGAATGTTGAGCATGTTTATCTCCCATCAAAAAAGCCACCCCTAGTTGAGGTGGCCGCCTTCATTGTTGGTTGGTCTATTTGTTGAAATGCTTCTAACTGGTCTAGGCAAGTCCTCGACTTGTCACGGTAAACAACCAAGCATTTGTCCCCGTCTTTATCAACATGCCGGTTGACCCTGCGCCATGCAAAACATTCTTGCTGCTCAAGTTCGTCACCGTCACCGTTGCTGACGGCGTTACCGTTACCGCGCCAGTGTTGATGTTGGCAAGGTAAATGATTGTGTTGATTGGTATTGCTTGAGCCGCGTTAGTTGGCACAGTGATTGTTCGCGCTGCTGCGTTGCTCATGGTGACAAGATCGCCGGCATCAGTCGTGGTCAAGGTGTAGTTGGCCGTCTGTGCGTTGATACCAACAACAGCAACAGGGCCAGCGGAGCCGGTTGCACCTGTTGATCCGGTAGCACCGGTAGGCCCGGTGGGGCCGGGGACGGTTGAAGCCGCACCAGTTGCGCCGGTCGGCCCAGTCAAACCGGTGTCACCTTTTAATCCTTGCGCACCTGTTGCGCCGTTGGTTCCGTTAGTACCAGCGGGGCCAGTCGGCCCGGTTAGTCCTGTGGCACCCTGTGGGCCGGTTGCACCTGCCGCACCTGTAATTCCTTGAATACCTTGTGGGCCTGTTGCACCAGCGGCACCTGTTAAACCCGTGTCGCCCTGTGGCCCTTGCGCACCGGTAGCACCAGCGGCACCTGTTAAGCCTGTGTCACCTTTAATACCTTGGTCACCCTGTGGCCCTTGAGCGCCAGTTGCACCCGTAGCACCTGCCAGTCCTGTGTCACCCTGAATACCTTGCGGGCCGGTTGCACCCGTTAAACCTGTCTCACCTTGAATACCTTGAGCACCGGTTGCGCCAGCGGCACCTGTTAATCCTGTATCGCCTTGGATTCCCTGAATACCTTGGTCGCCCTGTGGCCCTTGGGCACCGGTCAAACCTGTCTCACCTTGGATACCTTGAGCGCCAGGCAAACCCGTTTCGCCTTGAATACCTTGAGCGCCGGTAGCACCAGCGGCTCCAGTTAAACCTGTATCGCCTTGGATTCCCTGCGCACCGGTTGCGCCCGTTGGGCCAACTTCACCTTGAATACCCTGCGCGCCGACAGCACCTGTTGCGCCAGTTAAACCTGTCTCACCTTGAATACCTTGTGCGCCAGTTAAACCTGTCTCACCTTGAATACCTTGTGCGCCGGTTAAACCGATGTCACCCTGTGGGCCAGTCGCACCCGTCAAACCAATGTCGCCTTGGATACCTTGAGCGCCGGTTGCGCCGGTTTCACCTTGGATTCCCTGAATACCTTGGTCGCCCTGTGGGCCTGTCAAACCAATGTCACCTTGAATACCCTGCGCACCGGTCAAACCTGTCTCACCTTGAATACCTTGTGCGCCAGTTGCGCCCGTGGCACCAACGTCACCTGGTAAACCGGTGGCCCCTGTCTCGCCTTGTATTCCCTGAATACCTTGTAAGCCAGTCAACCCGATGTCACCCTGTGGGCCAGTGGCACCCGTGGCGCCAGTTGACCCTGTGTCACCCTTTACGCCTTGAACACCTTGCGTCCCGGTTAAACCGATCTCACCTTGTGGGCCGGTTGCGCCTGTGTCTCCAGTGTCGCCCTTGGCGCCAGTTAAACCTGTCTCACCTTGAATACCTTGTGCGCCGGTTGCACCTGTGGCACCAACTTCGCCTTGAATTCCCTGCGCACCGGTTGCCCCAGTCAATCCCTGAATACCTTGAATACCTTGAGCACCCGTGGCACCTGTTGCGCCAACCTCACCCTGTGCACCGGTTGCACCCGTTGGCCCTTGTGGGCCTTGCGCGGAAGCTGAAGAAACAACAATGCGATCACCGTCATCTTGCACACTTACATTAGTTTGTTCAGGGTAAGTGATGACGCTTATTTCTGTTGGGTAAACATTGACAATGTTCGGGTCGTTGTTTGTCTGGACACTCATTAGCGGGTCACCTCGGGGGTAACAATCAAAGTGCCTTGCACCACCCGTGTCACCTCGTTGGACGCACTGACAACCTCAAGGTCATAAACGTATTGGTCAGCGGCAATGGCTGCCGTTTCCGTTGCTGCCACCAACAGATTGATTGTGCCAGCGGTGCCACCAAGAGTGATGCCGGTGCCGTTTGCCAAGTTCAACGTCGCTGTGCCTGCATTGTATGTAGTACGCGCCTGCATTCGTGCCGTGTAATTGGTTAGGTCAATCGGGGTACCAGTGCTGTTGGTGTAGGTCAACGACAACTTCCATGTCGCTCCCTGACTAAACGTCAGATTCAAAAGACCAGGGGCAATGCTCATCGGTCAACCTTTCTAAATATGAATTTTGTTAATCGTTGAGATGCCACGAAATATGATCGTCGACCTTGCCGCGAACATCACGCACATCAGACTCGATTCGATTCAATTGATCCTTTGTCGAACTGCCACCGTTAGGTTGCAAGTCCTTACGCATCGCCTGAACTTGCGACTTGACTATCCACAGCAGCCCACCGAGCAGCGCCGTCACCAACGACAGCGACACCGCAACGAGACTGATGATCTCGCCGGCGGTCATGGCGTGATCGGTGTCAGATTCGGATACATCACGGCGATCATGTCGTCAGTAAAACCAAGGGACTTCGCGTGGGCGACTGCTGCGGCTGTTGCCGCCTGTACCGCTGCCGCCTGTGCGGTTGCCTCAATTGCGGCTTGCTCGGCAGCAGCCTGATCCGCCTCAAATTGTGTTTGTTCGGACTCGGTTCGGTTACGTTCCACTACTTCACCCGTGGCGGCGAATACTTCCATTATTTCTGTCATGTGTTTTCCTTAACTATTCTTGTAACCGTAGACGCGTATAATTCCTGTAAAATTACCCGCCGCACATATTAAAGAAAATCCGTCAAATATGGATGTGGACTTGTGAAACCCTGAATTAAATATCTGTATAGCGCTAGTTGTCCATGTCGCCGTTTGGTTTGTCCAACCTGTATTAGACGCTTTGGCAGGGTTAAAAAATTCAAAATTACCTATATATTGTTCGGTACCCCAAGGGCCATAAGTAAAATCTATTGAAGTGCCTGCTGAACCCGCGTTTTGTGTGACCGCCGTCGAGTATTGCCGTTGTGAAATATTCGCGTAGACGGGTGAAGTGTTATCTGTTCCCGCGGCTCGCACTCTCATTGTATGATTTGTTGCGACACTTGGTTTGAACTCAAACAAAACTCTATAAAAATCGTAAGTGGTTGTGAATACGTCATTCAGGCTTACAGTTGAGACAGCACTAAATGTGGTCGTGTTGATATGGGTAAGACCTGAAGCGGGGCCATTAGCCAAAACGAAGGCCGTTGTCGCCAGTTGAGTTGAGTTAGTGCCCAAGCCGGCGGTTGGCGCGGTTGGCGTACCCGTGAAAGCGGGCGACGCAAGGTTGCCTTTCGACCCGAACGTGTCGGTTAAGTCTGCCGCCGCTAGAACTTCACCAGCGGTGAAGCTAGTCCGTACTGCCATTGTGTTTCCTTTCAGTTAGAAACCAAGACGCCCTTGGTCAAGTCGGTCAAGGTCAAGCGTGAAGCCGGTCAAAGTTTGCGAGAAGTTCAGTCGTACCACATGGTCGGCGGGTGTGATGTTGTGTTCAATTTGATCAACGACAACAACACGTTCAATCGGGTCACCGATGCCTTGCGGGGTGAACACAATGTCAACGGGGTCACCGAGTTCTAAGTCCAACACTTGCAACTGCTGCGCGGCACTTAGCCCGTTCAGGCGAACTTCGAGTTGGTCAATGCGTACTTGTGGCTCGGAATAACGGAACAGGTAAAACGCGGCAATGTCGTCGGCCTCACCAGAGTCAGCCAACAGGGTTTTGACCGTCAACTCTGTCAGCCCGTAGTTATTGGTGACGGCGGTGCCGGCGGTGGCGACAGCGGTGCCACCAACGTATTCCACCGAAACTTGTGTGAACAGCGACTCAGTGCCGAACTCTAATGAAATGTCCGAGAACGGTACGCCGGTGCCGTCGTCAGTGAACGACATGACGGTGGCGCCTTGGGAGGCGGTGCGCTCAAGAAACTCAACGCTGCCGTCCTTGGCAACGAACAACGCGCCACCCTCGGAAACGTCAATACCCTGCAAGTAGGACAACGCCGTTGTGTTATCGCCAATGACGTCGGCGCCTAAGGATGCAACGCCGGTGTCAATGCGCCTCTTGGCAGTAGGCCAGTGAACGTCGTCAAGGATTGAATCAACCCGAGCACCTGACCCCTCGGGCGTCGCGGTGCCTGGGGTGATCGTTTCCCCGGCCAACAACGTGAAACCATCGGTTGACTTCGCTGTCGTAATTGCATCACCATCAAGGCTGAACTGTAAATCCCAGTCCTCAACGACACCAGTGAACAACGCCTGCCCGCCGACCTCAATGAAGATGGCCTTACGCGGCAGGATCGAAGGGCCATAAGGTGACGTCGCCGTGCCTGCCGTTGGGTCGTACAACCGTGCGCGGTTATCCAACACCACAGAGGCTTGGCCGGCGGTAAACGCCGTCAACTCCCGTGAGCGACCACGGCGCACCGACACGCTGCGCACATCTCCCGAAACATCTTCATAGACGTCGCCGGCCAACGTGAAGCCCGTGTTGTTCAATTCACCCCGCGTTGGATTATCCAAGGTGAAAAAGTTGCCGGCGCCAGCCAAAGACAAGTCAAAGGCAATCAGCACTGTTGGGATCATTACGCCACCGTCAACGGCAACGCGCCATTACGCCGCTGATATTGCCGCAACGCCGAAACAATCTGCTCACCGACCTGCGCACCATCGGCACCCATGCCGGCATTGATCGTCAAGTTGATTGTCGTGCCCGAGTTGCCACCGGAACTATTGCCCATGCTGCGCCCGGTTGGTAGTGGACTGTTACCCATCGAACGACTCAAAGGAATAACAGCCTCGGGGCCAGCCTCACCAATAAGCGCCATGGTGGGACGGTTCACGATGCCGCCGGCAGCGCCGAACACAAGGTTACCGTTGCCACCTGTTGAACCGTACTGAGTCAGCACCTTGTTGATTGTGGTCACGGTGATTGTTGAGGTGCGGTCAAGTGACTTGGCTAGGTTGTTCATCAGGTTTTCCATTGCTTTACGCGCTGGGCCACCCTTGCCAAAGTTGGCTTTGAACCCGTTATACGTTTCCTGCGCTGAAGTGACGCCAGCGCCGTAGAAGTTGGCAGCTGCCATCGCGCCGACTTCATCGGCTGCTGCTTGTGTTGAGGAAACAAGCTCGTTGGTTTCGGTGATGGCGGTTGAGCCGCCTGCAATCAACTCGTTCGCGATAGCGGTACCGGCAACAGCGCCGGCAGATAGCACCTGAGTCAATGCCTCTGGACTCAATTTGAGTGCAATAAGTTCGCGCACCTTGTTAGCAAACTCAACAGCCTGCGCCGCTTGTGCGCGCAACCCTTCCATGAACGTCATGCCGACAGTTTCGCCGGCAGCGTTCACGGTCGTCATGTCATTCGCTGCGCCAAAGTTGATGGCGCTAGTGATCGCGCCGGAAACGCTGCTGGCGAAGTCATTGAACGCGGCCTTAGCGTCGGTAAGTTCCTGCTTCAGTTTGTCTTTAGTTTGACGGAAAGACTCAAGAAAAGTCTCACCAAGGGTTTTGCGAACATCATCGCCGCCCTCTTTAACACCAGCAACCAGCCCCGCTGTGAGCATCCTGCCCATTTCGGCAAAGACAGTTGACGGTGACTTAATGCCAGCGGTCTTGTTGGCCGCATCAATTGCCGCCTGAATAGTGTTGGCTGACGTTGAGGCGACATCAAGCTGCGTGTTTTCCAAGCCAGTGATGACACCGCCTGCAAGGTTCTTGCCCATCTTGATGCCAGCGTTTTTGGTTTTCTTGACCGCTTCAGGATTCGTCATTGACATGACGCCTTGGTCGACTAACTCCTGGCCGATCTTTGCGCCCTCTTTGCCGATGGTGTCGGCAGCGTCACCAATGGACTTTTCAGCCTGGGTCTTGAACGTGCCAATGGCGTCTTTGGCTTCATTGAGTTTGTCACCGAGACCAGGCACCCAACCCAGCATCGTTGCGGCAGCGCCAACAACGTTTTCAGCCATAGTCAGGAAAGCGGAAACAATGGGCTTGGTGACGTTGTTAAGCACAAACGGTGCCAACTTGCTCCAGCCAATAATCATGTATCCCAAGGCCGTCATGATCAAGCCAACGGCGCGCACCAACACATCCGACAAAACGTTGGCAAGAATCTCAATAACAGGGGTGAGCGCCGCAAGGATGGGCGTGAGAATATCGCCGAAAAGTTTAGCCAGCGAGGTAAGCGCCGGCAGTAATGGCAGCACGGCGTTAATGATTGGCTTGAGCGCATCCACCAGAATCATCAGGACATCAACAACGATGTCAAGAATTGGTGCGAGGGCTTCAAGTATGGCAAACACAAGTTCAGTTAACGGCGCTATAAGGGGCACCACGGCGCTTAATACGTTAGCCAGTAGTCCAGCAACCTTGTCAAGTAAAGGCTCTAATAATGGCCCTATTTTGTTCACAAGATCAGCAAAGGTTTCCAACACTGGGGTCAACACTGGGATCAGGGCAGAAAGTGCAGTGCCAAGGGCACCAGCAACGATTCCGGCAACCTCTGCAAAGGCTTTTGCAAGGATCGGAATGACGGGGGCAATAGCGTCAAAGGCTTCAGAGAGGACGCCACCGACAACTTCAGCAATCTGGGAAAGCGGTTCCTGCAAAGACTCCATGATTGGCAGCAGAGTGTCAGCAATTTTGTTAAACGTTGGCAACAATGCTGTCCCAACTTGCTCTTGTAACTCGCTGAAGCCAACCTTCATTTTGTCAGATGCGTTAGCCGTAGCAGCTGCAACACCGCCAACCTGAGATTCCAGCGCGCCAAGAATCATTTCTTGCGCTTCAGCGGCCTTGCCTGACTCTACAAGGGTCTTGATCTTTTCTTTTTCCGCTTCAGTAAACGTAACGCCAGCACGGGAAAGGGCCGAAATCCCTTTGATTGGGTCGTTCAACGCCTTACCCAGTTGGATGGCGTTAGTTTCAGCAGAACCAAAACCAGTGGCCGCAAGATCAAATGCTGCCTGCGTAGCACGATCCATTGCGCCGCCGGCGTCGTTCATCGTTTTACCGATTTCTTTGAACGTCGCCAACTTCGCTTGAACGGAAAGAATTGTTTCGTCCTCAACAGCAATCTGCTTAGACAATTCCCCTGCGTAAGTCTTTAGCCTGTCCGTTGCCCCTGCATAGGCACCGTCAACAAAGCCCATTGACTTAGCAACCTGGTCAAGCCGTGCCTGCGCTGTTGCTGCTTCCTCTGCCGCTGCAATGCCTTGAACAGCAAACGCACCAAAACCAACAGCAGCACCGAGAGCAGCAACGCCAGCAATCTTTGCAGCGCCACCAAGGGCACCAAGGACTTTGGAGTTTTTATCAGCAGAACCACCTAGTGCAGCAAGTTCCTTCTGCGCCTTAGCAATTCCCTTATCGTCATACTTGCCGATGATCGAAACAACAACTGCCATGCGCTACTCACCACCCAATTGATTTAGTTTTGCGGTCACAATTCTTTGAGCATCTTCAACAGCGGCCATGATTGCCGGTTCAACCTCGCCCTTTAGTTCATCAAAGGCTTTCCACAAACCGCGAGTCCCGCCAAATTTGGTCAACAAGTTACTGACAAACATGTCTGTTGAACCGCCACGGCCAGCGGTTTGAAAGATTGCTCCAGCAGCGTCACCATTAACAACGCCGATGTAATTACTAACAACCTGACCGCGTGAACGGTTATTGGCTCTGGTCGTTTTTGTTTTTGCCTTGACAACCGAACCAACGTATCCATCACTTGCGTGATCAGGCCAGTTGTTCCAATTCGACAGCGCAACGCTGGGCATGTAATCGCGGGCACGGTCGCGCACCTTTGTTGCTTCAGTTGTAATGCGTTTGTTAATTTCTTTTGCCTGCTCTGGTGCGTACGCCTTCAACAAATCCATTGTTTGTTTAAGGTTTTTAACGCGAACTTCAGCGAGCGGCATTTTTCCTCTGTTCTACGTTGAGCCAACGCAGGTAGCGCCACATTGTTGTGATGTATCTGTCATCAAGTTCGGCAACATCCTTTGGTGACATGTGAAACTCTTTAGCCAAGTGGACAATTATCCAGTGGGCTGATTGATCTCCAAAGGGACAATTTCGGCATCTTCCTCATTTCCAAAAGTGATACCTGAAATGGTGTCAGCCCATTCATCAAACTCAATAGTGACAAGTTTTTTGCGCTTCAAAGCGGAATAAGCAAGTTCAAGCAAGTATTCAACGCGCACTTCATCAGCAAACACTGTGATTGGTTTGTTGAACTTGCGTTCAAAATTGACGATATCCAGCGCGGAAGCGATAACATCCGCGCTGGAACCGCCATCGTAATCAACATGCAAAGCCAAACGTAACATTACAATTCCCTTCTAATTGTTGATGTTTATTTAAGCGGCGGTTGCGCGTGTTACTGCACCCGTAATTGGGAACGAAACAGACACGGTGGCAAGATCGCCAACTGCGCTGTCCATTGGTGAATACTGAGCAACCATTACGTCAAAACGGTATTCAGGGTTAGTGGTTCCAACTGCTGCTGTTCCACCTGGACGGATAGAAACCGCAGCGGTTCCACCGAGTAGCGGCCACAATAGGGAGTCAATTCCACCGGAACCAAAGTCCTGATGAAACTCAAAATCCACACTGCCACCCTTAAGGCCACCAATATGAGTTTTCCAACCATCAGTTCCGAACGATGTTGTTTCAATATCGTCAGCCTCAATGGAAATTGTTGCGCTTGCACATGATGCCGTGACGGTGCTTCCACCAACAACAACAACAGGGTCTTTCATTACGAGCTTTGCCATTTGATTACCTTTCTAGGCGTAAACTTGGACGGTGAATTCAGCCGCCAAGTATGTAATTTGATCAATGATCAACGAAGAAATTCTTCGCATCTCGGTAACTCGCAAGTCTTGACATTGACCTGCAAGAAATCTGTCTGACTCAATTGCTGTCTTTACTGAACCAACGCCAGTAGGGGCGCACAGTGAGTCAAGTAAGCGTTGGGCTGCGCGTTCTGATTGCTTGCCAACAATGACAGTGATGACAAATTCATATTCGTCAAGACCGCGCCCCATTGCAAGATCAAACTTGATTGTTGGTGGCATCACTACGGCAACAGGTGGCTTGGGATCATCGGGCACATAATCTGATGTGCGCAAACCTGCAATGCTTGCAAGGTTGGACGCTAGCGCTGTGCGCATCCCCCCAATGCTCACGCGACACCCACCGCGTTGCGGCGGTACGGTGCCAGCAAGGATTGAATATCAGGGTCGATACGGGACACGCGAACGGCGCCCATATCTCCGAACCCGGCAACACCTAACGGGCTGTCATAGCGCTTAAATTGACGCAGAGACATAAGCACACAGGCTTGCTGAACATCTATTGGCACTGCGGTGCCAAAACCAAAGGTTGCCGTGACTTTCACCGCAGCTTCACCGTGAACATCAACTGGGAACAGGTAATTATCGATTGCAATCAGTTTGCTAACAGGGAAACGCAATCCGGCTGATGTTCGGTTTAGTGGCTCAAGTTGAAAATCAGTTGCTGCCCATGTTTCGTCATAAACACCATCAATGCCTGATGATGTTTGCACAGTGATCGCCGTTCCAGAAACATCGTCAATCGTGCAGGCGTAAGAATTGTCTGCTGCGTAAAAACGTGACTCTGAGCCGGTCACATAAAAATGACGCTGACAATGCCCGTCAATCAAACGTGAACTGGACTCAATAGCCAATTCAAGCAAGGTGTCATCAACGTTGTCTGTGATCCGTGCAGCGGTTTTCACCAGTGAAAGTGTGGCGTATCCGTTCGCTATTGCCATGAATTATTCCTTTACTAAATCCTTAAACAACGGACACCACATGTCTTTGTAAACCGTGTCAGCGTCATAGTTATCAACAACAAACTGTCTAGCAGCCTTGGAAGTCTTTTCGCCTTTGCGTTCGTATGCTTCATTTAATGATCTGACAATTGCTTCAACACTAGGAATTTGAAACCATGCTTGCTGGGCTGCATCCCACAACGGTTGCCCTGGAACTTTCCAACCATCACCCACGAGTTCGGGCTGTGCTGAGAAATCCGAAACAATTACCGGAACACCACATGATTGCGATTCAATCACGGTAATCCCGAATCCTTCACCGAGTGTTGGCGCCATGAGAACATTTAGCGCCGAATAGATAGCGGCCATTGCTTCATCGGGAATCCCGATCATGTTCTGGTATTGGTTGACGTAAACATATTGATCATCACGCAAACCGCAGGCTTTAATTATGGCGTCCAATGCAATGCCACCATAGGAACCAAAACGCTCGGTGTGCAGGTAAAGAATAGCGTCAGGTTTGTCAGCTGCGAAAATGCTGAAGGCAAGAATTTGTTCGGCAAAAGCCTTGCGTACTGGTGCGGTGCCTTTGTTCGCGTTGACAATTCCAACGACAAAAGCATCTTTGGGGGCGTTGATTATTTCCCGACCCGAGCGCGGCCCTTTGCTTGTGTAGTAGTTCGGGGTTGGCTTCATGATCTTTGTGTCAATGGCGTGT